ACACCCAATACATGTACTGTACAAATATATAATTTAAACGAACAATCTAGAAATAAAATAGATTTAGCATTACCGAAGGATAAAGAACCAGCACAAAAACTATTTCTTAATGCTGGATATCTAGAAGGTGATGGTGAGGAAGCAATATTTGTAGGTGATGTCACTGAGGTATCTCATACACATAGCATTCCAGATATTGTAACGACAATAGAGGCACAAGATGGTGTAAAATCATTGACTGAGACGAAAGCAAACTTATCTTTTGGAAAAGGAATAAGTGGAAATACAGTATTAAATTCCATATTAAAATTATTTCCTAATGCAAAGGATTTGGCTAATGTAACTATACCAAATAAAGTATATGCTTCAGGATTTGCATTTTCAGGTCAGGCAAAAATTGCGTTATCAAAGGTGGCGAGTACTCTTGATCTTGAATGGTCTATGCAGAATGATGTGATTAAACTTTTAAACTTTGATACTAATGATGGATCAAGAATTGTTTTTATATCTCCAAAAACAGGTCTTCTCAACAGCCCTAAAAAAATAAATACAGCGAAAAGAAAAGCAAAAGGAGAATCTAAACAAAATAAGCCTGGTTGGGAGTTAAACACCTTGCTTCAACCAAAGGTAATACCTGGAGGAAATATATCTGTTAAGAGTAGAGAGATATCTGATACAACTGTATTTAAGGTCGTCTCAGTCCTCCATAATGGGGATACTCATGGTAATGATTGGAGATCTATAATCGAGGTTACAGAATGAGTTTAACAGAAGCTGTTCAGTCTGTTGTGGATGTAACAATTGAGAATTTAAATACTGTACTGCCTGGTACTTTTGAGACCTATGATTTCAAACAACAAAAGGCAACTGTTCAATTGATGCTTAATAAAAAATTGAAAGATGGGACAATCCAAACACTAAATCCTCTTGCGGAAGTCCCTGTTATATTCCAGAGAACCAAAAATTCAGGTATGACTTTTCCTATAAAAAGAGGCGACGCTTGTTTGGTATTATTCTCACAAAGAAGTCTAGATATATATCTTAATTCAGGTAAGATTTCAAATCCTGGAGACCCTAGAAAATTTGATTTATCTGACGCCATTGCTATACCTGGGTTGTTTACATTCAATCAAAAGAATCTAGCCTCAAATAATACTGATTTAGAGATTCATCATAATGATACAAAGATTACAATTAAAAAGAATAAAGATATAGAGATAGGAACCGATCAAAAAATAATAGTAAAAGCAAATGGGGATATAGAACTAGGGACCTCTTCATTATTAAAACTAGTTAATGAGACATTTCTTAGCATATATAATTCACATACACATGTATATATACCAGGAACATTACCCCCAGTAGTTACGGCGACACCTTTACCTATTTCAGTACCTAGTAATACAACAAGCAAGGTAACAGCACAATGAGCACAATCGATTTAGCTTTAGACAAAACAACACATGATTTAGTTTTTAAAAATAACGATCTCGCCCTAGTAAGAGATGCTGATAAGCTTGTACAAAAATTAAAACAAAGATTATTATTCTTCCAGGGTGATTGGTTTTTAGATACTTCTGCGGGTCTTCCTTACTTCAGTGACATATTTGTAAAACAGCCGAATATAAATGATGTGGATAGTATATTCAAAGTAGAGATAGTTGAGACAGAAGACGTCCAGGAATTATTGTCTTTTACTTCTAGTTTTGAAAATGATGTAAGAAAATACTCTTTAAAATTTTCAGTAGGATCACCTTTTGGGATTATAGAGTTTGAACAATCTATATTTGTAGGAGTAACGTAATGGCTTTTGGATTGACAAGCGATGGATTTGTAAAAAAGAAATTAACTGATGTACGTCAAGATATTTTTGATGATATAACTTCTGACTTAGGACCTATAGATACAACCCCCCAATCTGTTATTTCTCAACTAACGGATCCTTTTGCTGAACAAGCAAGTGAAGTATGGGATTTGGCTGAAGACGTATATCAAAACTTTATACCTTCAGGAGCTAGATCAAAAGGTCTTGATGATCTGTTGGATTTAAATGGGTTAACCAGATTATCAGCAACACCATCAACTATATTTGTAAGCTTACTTGGGGATAACCTTACTTTAGTTGCTTCAGGAACTCAGTTTAAACAAGAAGGTACTAATCAATTATTTTCATTAAATGCTGATGTGATTATATCTTCAGGGGCCTCAATAGAGTCGGTATTTTCATTAACCACAGTCTTAATATCAGTTACCTATGAGATAATTCTAAACGTAACTGCGGTAAATATAGTCTCAAGTTCTGCTGATGAAGTTTCTATACTCACACAACTGGCAGCTCAAGTCACTATTGCGACTAGTGGGGCGCAAACTGCAACAGTGGTGGACCTTACTCTTTTGGTTGTCCCTTCAGACGGAAGAACACCTTACGCAGCTACTGGATCAACAAATACAAGTAGGGATCAGGTTTCTAGTGAAGGGTCAGCTTTAGCCGATATACCAGGATCAACATCTGTTCCCATAGGTACAATCATAAATATAGAAACACCTGTATCTGGATTAGATGCAGTAAATAATCTCGTTACCGGAGTCACTGGAAGAAACTTAGAAACAGATGACGAAGCCAGATTAAGAAGAAAACAGAGCCTTAGAGTAGCAGGAGCAGGCACAGTCCCCGCAATTGAGGCAAGACTGCTCAATGATGTAGAGGGTGTTACAGCAGCAACCGTAATAGATAATAGGAAAGATGTTGTCGATGGAGAGGGAAGACCTCCTCATTCACTTGAGGCAATTGTAACCGGAGGAACTGATCAAGATATTATTGATAAAATCTGGGAGACTAAACCAGCAGGAATAAATACATTCGGTAATGTTTCTGGGTTTGCTACAGACTCACAAGGAACATTACAGCCGATTAATTTTTCAAGACCTGTAGAATTATCGATTACTGTCACTGTGGAATTTGATGAAAATACAGAAGAAATACTGCCTCTTAATTTTGAACAAGCTATTAAGGACGCTATAACAGAATTTTCACAAACAGAACAAAATGTTGCTGATGATGTAACAGTCCAAAGATATTTAACACCTATCTATTCTATTCCAGGGGTTGGAGTAGTGACATTACTTGAGATGAATAAGCCCGCTACACCCGTGACCACAACATTGATAGTCGTGGCTTCAAATGAAATTGCAACATTTAGTGATATTAATATAACTGTAACCAAGAATCCATAAGGAGATGAGATGGCTTTTGAAAAGTATATAATAGGTGATGAAACAGTAGTAAAACGAATGAGTATTCATTTATTTATTGCTTTAGTGAATGAATTTATATGTGATCAATTATCTAAAAATGATGTACTTTCTGATATAGAGTCTCATTTAAACGTAACATTGACAAATGATGAGAAATCAGATCTACAAGATTTAATGGACGCAATAGATAATGAAACTGGTACACCCGCTAAATCTGTACTTTCTGAAGAAATGTATCATGTATTTATTATCGCATTTGAAGGTGAAAGATATAATACTAAGGCTTTATTAAAAACAAGGTTTAATTGGTTATGAGCGTATATGGGGCTGTTATAAATACAACACTACCAGGGGCTAATGGTGATTTTGATTTAACTGATACTTCGGTGACATCTACACCAAAAATGGTAATAGTCACAATTACTGATGGTACAACTCTTGGAGTAGAAGACCCTGATGTAAAAATGAGTTGGGGGGCTTCTGACGGTAATGTCCAACAATGCTTTGTCCTTAATGCTGATGATAATATTCCTTCTGCTAATGTTTCTAGAGTACAAAAAGCAGCAGTTGGTCAAAGAATACCTGTTACTGGGGCCTCTTCCGATACAGTTACATTTGTTACTTTTTTACCCAATGGTGTACGTTTAAATCTTGCGAATTTTAGTGGTACTAATAAAAGAATAACTATAACTTTATTTGGGGGTGATCAATTAGAGAGAGCGGAAATTCTCGTAGCTGACTTGACTAATGGAGCCGGATCGCCTCAAACTTTTTCTTGGCTAGACAGTAGCTTAGATGCAAATGTGATGATGTTTCTAACTGCTGGAACAACTGCTGGCGACGGTGTTACTAGTTTCGGTATAGCTGCCTTGGGTATGGGTATTAAAGTTGATGGTAGTATTACACAACGAGTGATTAATTTTAGAGTAGATGACGACGGTGCTCCCTCTGGTGATCCAGGAATGACATATAGAAACGATAGAGTGTCTGGATCAATTAGTGGAGGTGGGGTTCAATGGGGAGCTGACTTATCTGATATAGGTGTAGGCGATTTTGAATTGACCCCATCTATAAGTACACCTAATGACGAAATACTATGTATAGGTCTTCAATTTAAAGATGTAAACATAGCACTTGTAAGTGTAACATTACCTACTTCTACTGGTGAGTTTGATATAACAACCCCTGGATTTAGACCACAATTTGTTTTTGGTGCATTAAGCTTTTTACCCTCCTTTAACAGTTCTAATTTTACCGGGGACGCGGGTGTTGTTTGTACATCTGTTGTTAATGATAGTGGAGCGATGTTTTCACATGCTTGGAGAAATGAAGACGCAGCACCTACAATAAATTGTGGAAGTACAGTGACAGACTCAGCTATACACTACCCCTTCCATAACTCATCTACTATTCCAGCGGGGGAGAGTGCTACCACAGGATTCTCTACTGGGTCAAATGTCCCGGTATTTCTTAAGAATGGGATAAGGTACAATTTTGTTAGTGTGAATACAGGAACTAGAATGGCCTGGTTTCTTTTCTTAGGTCCAAAGAATCTACCAGTTTTTAGAAGAAGAAGAAAAATGTCTACGTATGAAGGAATGTAAAAATGGAAGAAAAATATTTAAGGCAGTTTGATGAAAATACAGTTATACCGTTTCAATTAATTAATCCTGATGGAATAGATTTTAGTGAATCGGCTACATTCGCAACTGGTGATGTGTTTATTATGCGTGATGAAGCGGCTGAAAGTCAAACAAGTCTTGGTGTGGGTACTCCTGATTTATCAACTCTAATAACCGATGAAGGTACAGGATATTCTATCGCATTAGATAAAGCTGATGTTGCTTTTAAGAGAATAATTATACTCATAAAAGATCAAACAGTGCCTAAAGTCTGGTTAGATGCTAGATTTGTTATTGAAACCACAAATAATGCTTCCGCTCAACACCCTAATATAAATGCACCTATTCAACTTAGTGCACCTGCGTTATTTGTATCAAACGGACAAACTGAGACTCAGGTGACTGTTGATTTAGGAAGTAATGTGGATACAAGAATAAGGGGATTACCTGAATTTATATTCTCTCATGATGGAGTGGATTTAGATTTAGAGTTATTATTTAATGTTGGAGTGGGTGAGTTAATGGTAGCTTTTGAAGTAGAGGCCGGGTTGTTTACAAACGGTAATAGGACCGCTACAATTCAACTGCGGGATTTTGGCGGCGCATCCTTTGATGTAATTAAAACTATGACAGATACTTCTGGAAATATTGAGACTTTTTTAGTAAATCAACTTGATCCAAAATATACAGACGGAAGCGGTAATGTAAGAATGAGATTTAAATCTGTAGATTTACAGTCTGGAAACGCCATCAATGTTGAGTTTGCTCAAGTAATAGCAAATATAAATACAGGAGCCATACCCTCAGTTCCCGACATAGCTATCGGAGTTGAGCTACTGAATGCTTCAATACATGGTCCTGGAAACCACGAAGGTTTATTTATAGTTACCACACGAGTGGATACCGTTAATTCACAAACAAATTTAGAACTAGATGATGGTCCTCCTCAAGACATAACCGGTCCTGGATTTTCGGTAATCATTCGTGATTTTGATGATCTTAATGTTGGTGGTGTAGTAAGTGTTGTATCCTGGACAATTGCGACAAATATTTTGATTACTGATTCAGCTATACCCGGATATACGATTGCTGTTAAAGATGGGGTTAGATTTTTTAAGATTATAGATATTGATAAGCAAACTATCAGAGATGCCCAGGCACTTGCCACAGCAGAAGTCGCAGCTCCTGGATCTATAGATGATAAGTTAGATAATATAGGTGGACCGGTTACTTTAGATAGTAGTGCGGCAAACAAACTTCTAATTGCAGAAGCCATAAAAGATTTTGACGCTTCATTAATTAACCTAGATGCAAATTCTATATTGAGCGAACTTTTTAATAAGGTATATGGTGTTAATCTTATACAGGTAAATGGTCAACCCAACGCAGACGGTAAAACATTCTTATTTATATTTGAAGCTATGGCGGCAATGGCGTGTGGTAAATTTACTCATGATTTACCTCTTCCTGGGGAAACAACATTCTTTAAGGCAAATGGTACTACTCCGTTATTTATAGTTAAGACTACCGACTTAACTAGAACTAGGATTTTATAGTGGCCTTAGAGTGGCTAATTAGGGCTCCTGAATTAACGGGGAGAACATTCAATCAAGCATTGATTGTATTCAATAATAAGATCTATGCTGTGGGTAACGACTCTAGATTACTGGAATGGGATGGTGTAAATACTTTGGTTGCAAAGACTCAAGATTTAGCCGGTTCCACACTCTATAATTTAGCTGTTCATAATGGTAAATTATATACTGTACAGTCTGATTCACCACCCGATACAGGGTTTTTGTGGGAGTGGGATGATGTATCTTCGTGGGTAAAGAAAACATTTAATCAGGTTGGGACGATTGATGTATGGAAAGATTTGGTTTCATTTAATGGTAATTTATATACTGGTGTAGATATACTATATGAGTCACAATCACTGGGAGAATGGGTTTCTGTTGCTGCAACAGCCACACCCAGTGGTGATGGTAGATTCGAGACAATGGCCGTATTTAATGGAAAACTTTATATGGGTACTCATAGAGGAGAACTATTTGAATGGGATCAGGTCTCGGATTGGGTATTAAAAGCCCCAGGTGTAGTCATCCCGGATTTAATCCTTAAACTTTTAGTTTTTAATTCAGAATTATATGCAATTACAGATGATGTAGGTAAATTATTAAAATGGAATGGTACGAATGCCTGGACAATACAAAATCCTGTAGATACAGATATTAAGGTTACTTCTGGAGTTGTTCACGATAACGATATTTATTGTGCCGGTAGTGCATCGGGGGACACAAATAAACTGTTTAAATTTGTAGGGTCTGCCTGGTCATTGGTCCATGACGGTAATGATGAAGTCGAAGATATACGAACAATGGTTTCTTTTAACAGTCAAATATTTTCGGCTGGAGCTGGTGGGGGTGGAGAATAATGAGCGGTGCTTTACTTTCCAGTGGTGAGCCTGTAGAGCCTCCTATAAGTCAAACTTGTTATAATGCTTTACAGATTGCGACGTACGGATATCTCCAACAAACTACAGGATTTAATACAGTAACTCTTGCCACATTTGGATGGCTGTGTGTCACTCCCTTACCTGATGAGACTAAACAAGATTATTGTAATGCCGCTGTGGATAGGCTTGCCGAGGAATATAAACGTAAACCAATTATAAAAACAATTCTTTGTGCTTATGTAAATAGGCTTCAGGAGTTAGAATTTGTATTTCAAGACCTTCAATCCCTACGTTCAATTTCAACCGCCACAGATGTTGATTTAGATGTAATAGGGGAAATAGTTGGGCTTGATAGAATGGGACTTACTGATGAGCCCTACAGATTAGCTTTAAGATTAAAAATAATTATTAATATATCTAATGGAGAACCCGAGTCAGTAATTTCTTATACATTGGCACTAACATTAAGTACTGTAGTGATTCTCAAAGAAATTCAACCTGCAAGGGTTGTCTTAACCTCAAATGGACCCATTGCAAACACATCGATTGTAAAACAAATAGAATCTACTCTTCCCGCAGGAGTTGCTTTAGAATTAAATAGTACATTCGGGAATACCCCGGTATTTACTTTTCTTCCTGACCCAGGCACACCGGCAATTATAGCTTCCTCAGGTTTTTCCGAACCTACAGTTCCAAATAGCGGTGGTCACTTAACAGAAAAATTTACTTAAGGAGTTATTAAATGGCTACAGAACCAACAGATTTGCCACTATGGTCTACTGACGAGAATCCTGTATCGAACGCCCAACCCTCTGTTGGAAAAATAGCTGCGGGATTCTCTGATCAAGAACAACCTCCAAGACAAGATTTTAATTACTTATATAATAATATTGGTAAATGGACTGAGTTCCATAAACAACAAGAAAACCTATCCACCACAAATATTAACGATGTTATCACAGCGGGTGGATTTAATCCAGTGAGTGATCCGGATAAATTACTTGAGGCACTTAATGCTTTAATTGATAAACAAGGTATCTGGGTTGACGCCACTCAATTTGGTTTGGTAACAGGTAGCCCGCCCGCTGGAACTAATAAAGATGCTTTAAATGCTGCTTTTGCAGCCTCTCCTTATGTATTCATGCCTCCTGGAATATATGAATTAGACGGTATAAACGGGAATGTAGTCCCTCCATCAGGTGGAGTTTTAGCAGGATCGGGCGTTATTACTACTTTACAATTTACTGATAATAGTGTAAAATTTGACATTAAAGATAAGAATGTAGTGTTTAGGGATTTTAAAGTTGACGGGAACAGTACCAATACATCGGCTTTTAAAGTATCGCATACCTTAGAAAATGTAACTAGTTTTATTAACCTACAATTTTCTAATTTTGGTGGGGGGCTGCAATCAAAAGGTATAGATACTAGTAATACTAATGATGCTATTGGGTTATGTATTATTCAAGGGTGTGTGTTTTTATCCTTTCAAAACGATTCCTTTGCTTTGGCTGCTCCATCTTCAGGCTCAACAGAATCCTGTAGGGTTATTTGTAGAGACTCAAGATTTGAAGACTGTAATGTACAACTTGACGGAGAAACTAAAGCAACAAGAAGATTTACAAACAATATATTTTTTGATGGTTCTTTGGGTTTTGGGAACTCCTTCAATACGATGTTTACTGAAAACTCTATTGATGTTGATGCACTAGATTTCCTATCAGCAAAAGGGCCTAAATTTATAAACAATTTTCTTCCTGGTACACTTGCCAATACTTTTGGTATTACGTTATCAGATATTGTATGGCGAGATAATAAAAACCTTAATGGTTTGACCCCTACACATTTTTCAAATATCAATGGTGGTTTTTCTAAAAGAGAGATTACAATAGCTAAAGTATTTTCTTCGACCTCCACATATGTTGTAATTGATTGGGATAGTGTAATAGCGAATAGCATTGCAAATCAAATACTATATAGTAATAAAGTTTTATATGATACTGCTGCTGATGTATTCAATGTACATGGTTTAGGTGATGGAACCACTCGAATCCAGTGTATGTTCTCCACTGATGGTTCAGACGCAGTAAATGAAAGAGCTGGTGTTTTTGTAAATAATGTTCAAGTAAATCTTTTATCTCAAACTGGGGTTGGTGGTGGGGGGCTTATTTATTCATTCAATGGGGTTGTGGCCACAAATATTGGAGATACTGTCAGCGTGAGATTTTTTAATGCTTCAGGAGGTAATGTAAGTATTCTCCTGAATACTGGTGAATTTCTAGCTGCTATAGAGGTAGAAGGTTTGTAGTTATTTTGTATTACGTTTGTACTATTAGACCCCCCACAGCATATAAACTGTTTATTCGTTAACCTAATATTTTAATATTATAAATATATTGTATTTATACCCTTCTAGGGGTACGCCCAGTACATTCTTAATACATTCTTAATACAAAACCTATTTGTCCAAACTGAAATAAATATATTTTGTCTTTTTTTATGGCATAAGTCACTATAGAATAACGACTTACAGAGTGTTTTAATATATTTTGAAAAAAAGTTAAAAAAAGTGTTTGCTTTTTGGGCTGTTTAACTTATATTGAAATTATGAATAAAACATCCTTTTTATATTGGAACCTTACTATCCATGATTGAGCACCTTTCTGAAGGACGTAGATCTAAGGCAAAATATCTCGTCACGGCATTCCTGGTGATGCTGGAGACTGTTTTAGAGGGTAACAGGAAATTTAGTCTGAAAGAGATTGTAGCTGATTGGTGGCCTGTAGCCTTCGGCGCTTCTGGTAAAAAACAAAGCACCAGATTGTGGCATAATATTGTGGATCTTGAAATACAATTATTTATGAAAGGGTATCGGAATAATAATTTAGATATACCTTATATTTTTAAAATTTTATCGGATTTTTCAAATCATGAGGATTTTTTATCTACTCCGAATCATAAACTAAACGAAATGCAAAAGACAATTTCGGAATATACCGGGTTCGAGATAAATTTACAGCAAAAAATTTGTTGAGTAAAAAGTTCAAAAAGAAACGACTCCGAATTTATCAAAAGGAATTCTTAAAGTTTACAGATAATGTTCAACACCCCGGTATAGGAATGGATATGAGAAT